TACAAGACCAGTTAGAATCCTTAATCAACGATGAGCAGATTTTCGAGGTCGAAGGTGAAGACATCAGCTGTAACTTAGCCTCTACAAATGTGGAGAATCTTATGGAGTCTTCGGATGTAGGTAAGTCTATTCGATTAATGCTTAGGGCGCTAACATATGTAGCAGATAGCTCGGAGGTAGGCGTAGTACCTTCTATTCGTAGCGGTAATGCTAACAACCATGCAGTAGGCTTAGGTGCAATGAACCTACACGGGTATTTGGCGAAGAACAAAATACACTACGGATCACCCGAAGCAATTGAGTTTACTGATATTTACTTTATGCTACTAAACTACTGGACATTAATAGAGAGTAATAACATTGCAAAAGAGCGTAATAAAACATTCGCTAGCTTTAAAAATTCTACATATGCAGACGGTAGCTATTTTGATATGTACTTAGACGAACCAGACTTCGAATTTAAGCATGGAAGGGTACAAGAACTATTCAAAGGTATCTTCGTTCCTACTCATAAGGACTGGCTGGCTTTAAAAGATAAAGTTATGCAACATGGACTATATAACTCGTACAGATTAGCCGTTGCTCCTACGGGATCAATTAGCTACGTAAACGAAGCCACAGCAAGCATTCATCCGATTGTACAGCGTATTGAGGAACGTACAGAAGGTAAACGAGGTAAGGTATACTATCCGGCCCCTCACTTATCCGACGAAACAATGGAATACTATGTATCTGCTTACGATATGGATCAGCGTAAAATTATCGATATGTATGCGGCAGCACAGAAACATGTAGACCAAGGAATGAGCTTAACCCTATTCCTACGTGCTGAACTTCCGGAAGGGTTGTACGAGTGGAAAGTAGGTAGTGAGTACCCAACAGAAAAAACAACTCGTGATTTAAACATCCTACGAAACTATGCATGGAAGAAAGGCATTAAGACTCTTTACTATATTCGTACCTACTCAGAAGATGGAGAAGAAGTAGGAGCGAATACGTGTACAAATTGTTCAATTTAAGAAAAGCCTGACAGGAGGAAAACTACAAATGGATCAAGCTAGACTAGAATTATTTTTTGAGGCAATTAACTGGAACGAAATTGAAGACATGATGGACAAGTTAACTTATGAGAAAGCTACCAGCCAGTTCTGGTTAGCTACTCGTATGCCGGTGTCTAAAGACCGATCAGACTGGTCAAAGACAGTGGATAAGGAGAAACGTCTAATTGAGCGAGTATTCGGCGGTTTAACATTACTAGATACCATTCAATCAGAAGATGGTATCGATGCAATTAAGAAGGATGCTACTACACAACATGAAATTGCTGTGTTGAATAACTTCCAGTTTATGGAGTCAGAACACGCACGTAGCTACTCGTCTATCTTCAGTACCTTAAACACGAAGAGCGAAATTACTGAAATCTTCCGTTGGGTACGCGAGAACGATCGACTACAATACAAAGCTAAGAAGATCAACGAGATATATAAAACTGGTACGGACTTGCAGAAGAAGATTAACAGTGTATTCCTAGAGTCTTTCTTGTTCTACTCTGGGTTCTACACCCCCCTTTACTACCTAGGTAAAGGTAAGTTTATTAACATCGCAGAGGTAATTAAACTTATTATCCGTGATGAGTCCCTACATGGAGCCTATATTGGCTACAAGTTTAAAAAAGGATTTGCTAAGTTACCGAAAGAAGAACAAGATAGCTTACAACAATGGGCTTACGATCTGTTATTCGAGCTGTACCAGAATGAAGTTAAATATACAGAAGAACTGTACGATGAAGTAGGTTGGACGGAAGACGTGAAGGTATTCCTACGTTACAATGCGAATAAAGCGTTAATGAACCTAGGATTAGATCCTCTATTCCCCGAGACTGCTGACGATGTTAATCCTATTGTTATCAACGGGCTTTCAACAGGGACAACTAATAACGATTTCTTCTCTACTGTAGGTAATGGCTACTTACTATCTACTGTAGAGGCTATGAAAGATGAAGACTACGATTATTGAGTAAGAAAGAGGCCCTAAAAAGCCTCTTTTTTTTGTTGACAAGCAGTAAACAGTATGTTAGACTCTGTATATAGGCTATAACATACAGAGGAGGAGAAAAGATGGAAGATAAGAAGAAATACATTCGTTTAGATCACTTTCAGAAGTTTCTGGAACTATTAAACAACAGAGATCGTAACTATGATTGGTCAGATGAGTATGAAAAGTACGATAAGAAGGTTAAGAACACAATTGAGTGGTTGGAGAGAAACGCTAAAACGTTTGAGGAGGAGAAGTGAGTGGCAGATAAGTACTTTGATATGGTAGACGCTATCGATCTTATGATGGGCGGTCATACAACTTCGGTAACAAACGGAGATTATGACTACTATGTTATACAGGATGGCGTTCTATTCGGAATGTATAGCTGCGACCCTAAATTTTATTTTTTAAGACCGAGTGAGCTAGAGGAAATTAAACAAGGTGACTGGTACCTTATCAGTTAAACCGGAGGAGGGAAAATAAATGAGATGTAACAATTCATACTGCACATGGAACTATTACGGTAGTTGCTGCCACGAAGATTTTTTAAACATAGAGAAGATTGCAACACCTAACCAGTTAGACTGCCCGGCGTCGCTACGAAGAGACTTTGAAGAACAATTGTTTAAAATATCCGATGAGTGTGTCGAGTTACTAGATCAACGGAACATGAAAGAGCTGATTGAAATTAAGAAGTTTATTATGCAGCAACGACCAGAGGAGGGAAAATAGATGTTAAAAGTTAAAATGATTGGTACAGGATCAGCATTCTCAAAAAGGTTTGGTAACACAAGCGCATTAGTAGAGTTTCCAACAGGGTATAACTTACTTCTAGACTGCGGGCACACAGTTCCAAAAGGGTTACATGACCTCGGTATTGGTCTAGGGCAGGTAGACGGTATCTTTATCAGTCACCTACACGCTGACCATGTAGGTGGGTTAGAGGAAGTAGCCTTATATAATAAGTTTGTGTTAGGTGGGCGTAAAATCGATTTACTAGTCCCGCTTAGCTTATTGCAACCTTTATGGGATAAATGTTTAAGAGCTGGACTAGAGTCTAACGGAGATGGTTTATCGGACTATTTTAACGTACTTGTGATGTACACAGCAGCTCACAGCTCTACGTTATCGTCTATCGGTGACGTTCCCTTAACGTTATTCACGACAAAGCATGTAGAGGGAATGGACAGCTATGCCATTGGTATCGGAAAGGACTTATTTTATAGCGCGGATACCATATTTGATACTAGCCTTATCAACTTGGCTGCAAAGTACTATGACACAATCTTCCATGACTGCCAGATGTCACCAGCATCCTTAACAAATGTACATGCTAGTATTGAAGAGATGATGACGTTACCTGACGAGATTCAAGCTAAGACATATTTAATGCACTATGGGGATAACGTAGCCGATTTTGATTGTCCCGAAAAAAGAGGTTGGATGGAGATATTAGAGCAAGGCTGGACATATGCCATAGGAGGGAAAACAAAATGAGCCAACATGAAAGATTATTCTCAATTACAGAAGATGCAAGAGACGGTATTAATTTTCAAGTACACGGCAGTAGTATTAACTATATAGTAAAGAACAAGGAAGAAGTACTTAAGGTTATGGATCGGTTAAGAAACGCATTAGTAAACGAAACGTACCCATTCAAACCGTTCAATCAGGAGGGAACAAAATGAAATTAAAAACTGAAGAAACACCTTACGGGTTAAAGATATCTACACCAGACGAGCAGTTTATTGCTTACATACTCATAGAGACCGGAGAGATTGTGAACCTAGGGAATCTAGGTAACCTAAGCTGTACAATTGATGAGCTTTACCGTTTTGTAAACAAAGCACGTTCTAGCTATCGTAAGTTTATGCAAAGTAAAGAAATAGAATCATTCAAATTCGATTGAGGAGGAAAATTAAATGACAGAAGAGCAACGTATTAGTCAGGCTAGAAAGGCTATTATCAGTATTTTCCATGCTTACGAAGAGGAGACAGGGTTTATTATATCTGACGAAAAGTATGACCATGTTAGATGGTTGGCGTGGATGGCAGGTAAATCCATTGAAGAGGTAGAGGAAGAGGCACCAGGAGAAAGAGAAGGTTATGAGCTTATCAACTGTGTAGAATGTGGAGAAGACAAATATGTAGAAGAAGGTACCTGGGCTTTAGATAAAGGTATGTGCGAGCCCTGTTACTGCGCATATGAAGGAGGGTAACTAAATGGAGAATAAGGTACTGAAAGATCTATTAGCCGAGGCTATGGCACACTTAATAACCGGCCACGATATGAAGCCCGCCCATGTAATGAACATGGTTAGGCAAGCCTACCAAGCAGGTGGTGGGTCGATCTTAGTTAAATGCTGGGATTGTGAAAACGAGGTATCCGGAGTAGAGTGGACATCCCACCAACCTAGTATTTTATGTAAAGAATGTAAAAACAAGGAGGAGAATTAAAATGAAAAGTAAGTTAATTATTGTACTGTTTATGTCAGCGCTATTAGCACTATCTGGTTGTAGTGAGGCGGATACAGTCTCGGAAAATTTATCGAAATCAGCAGATTCATTTCAAGTACAAAGACGAGTAGTATTCTTCAACGGTATAACAGACAAATATCTTCTTACGGTTGAAGGGCTTTGCGCTCTTAATACCGACAGCGCTAAGAAATTAACTGTCACTTGTAAAGTTGGAAAAGACAAATACAAGAAGCATTATCTAGGGTTAAGCGACAATGTAAGTTACTTTGTTGAACAAACAGATGCAAAGTATGAAGATGCATACCATTACAAAGTATTATTTAGACCTGAAACTATTGTTCCGGACATTGATCTACAAACAAGCAATTAGAAACTTAATAAAACCCAACAAAGTAGAGGAGTTTCCAGCGCCTCTGCTTTTTCTATTCTATGGTATAATTAAGGTATAACATACTATAGAACGGAGAGAACAATTATGGCTAGGAAACGTTTTTTAAACATACATAACTCGGATCGTGTACTAAACATCACCCTAACAACGAAACAAGAACAAGCTAACTTCACGAAAGTTACCCGTATTAATGAGAAGAAGATTGAAAGAGAAATGGATCAGCTTAAAGAGAAGTCTACGCGATACAACAAACGAAACAAGAAGCACTATCTTATCTATAAGGAGCGCTACGGTAACGACGCTATCCAGGAGAAAATATTTAACCACGGAGGGTATATCTCTTACTATACAGACGGACGAGTCCCAATCCCGATTATTAACAAGCTAGCAGCTACACCACAATCAGAGGCCGTATACCTCTGTAAGAAAGAGTTCACACTAGAAGAAGTTAAAAATGTACATATGACTTCGATGGCTACACGAGTAACCATTGACGTACCGATCGTACTACCGGATATGAACATCTACGACTACTTATTCTCACTATACCCTCTACGCTACCATGTAGACAAGGTAAACATCTCGTTCCCTGCATTAAGTGAGAAAGAGATCCAGGAGAGACATAAATCATTCTACGTGTTCTATAATGGAATGTACCACTTAAAAGCAAAGTACAAATACCAATGCTTCCGCTACTTACAGGAGCCTTTATCAACATGGAAGATGAACATCTGGTTAATTTGCGATTCACAGAAGGACATGCAGATGGTAGAGGACTTAGTAAAGAAAGATAATAAGAGATTCCAACCGGCTAGTGATAAGGACGGTGAACAGTAATGTTAAACCGTGATGACCTAGCTAGACGTGTAGCCCATAGAGGTGGGTACGGAGTAGGAGACATGAAAGACGTATTGGAGGCCTTAGAAGAAGTTATAGTAGAGGCAGTTAACCAAGGTGAGGATATTAAATTTGGGCAGCTGCTAAAGATCCTGATTAAAGACGTGCCCGAGAAAGAAGCTTATAATGGGTTGAGTAAGGTTTATTTTACTAGACCAGCTAAACGTGTACCAAAAGTAAAGTTACTTTCTCAACTAGCTAACATAGAACTACCACCTAGAGAAGAAGGAAATTAACCTTCTTCTTTTTGTTGACTTTTGGTATAAGTTAGAGTAGAATTATAGACATAACTAGAAGAGGGGGAAAAATAAATGTTTACAAAACATGAAAATAATAAACGTAGATTAGTAAAGCAGTTGAAAGAGGTTAAGAAGAATGCAGATAAGGGGGTTCTTACACATAGCGATTACCGAACGTTAACTACTATACTCATTAAGCTTACAGAAGAGGTATATGACATACTAAATGAAAAGGAGGAGAAGTAAAATGAATTTAATTTTACGAGTTTTGAAACCGTTTGGGTTACATGATGACCATGAGGTAGGGGAATTTGTTCCAGCTCCACTAAAAGAAGTAAACAAGCTAGTCAGAGATGGTTACGCTGAAATTGTAATAAATAATGTAGGTAACAATAAGCTTTATGATGAGCATAAGATTGACGGGGAGTACTATCCAACGTGGGTTACTGCAAAGGATCTAGAACCGGAAATTTTAGAGGTAGAGGGTATCGGGGAGTTTGATCGTATAGAGGAGGAGGAGTAATTTGAAAGTACTATTCTTACAAGAGTATCCACGAGAAAATCATTTTAAGAAAGTAAATGATAAACTCACGAACGTATTTTTTCAGTCGAAAGCAGGTAGCATCTTAAAGAAGTTAATCGAGAGTGGGCTTAACTTAAAGCGAGGGGAGTATTACATCGATTATGCATATGGACTTGTACCTACTGTGTTACAGCGAGACAAGTACCAGCGAGCGATAAAGTATAAGGCCCCTAAGCAGACAGAAGCGAACAAGGAATATCCGCACCTGTTCAAACGTATCGTAGAAGAGAAACCGGACATTATTATCCCATCTGGTAACCTAGGGTGTAAAGCGCTCCTAGGTAAGGGCGAGATCACCAAGATGCGCGGTGTTCCGCAGAAGGTGACTGTAACATACAAGCCAACAGGGGATACCTCTGAGAGCGTACAGGATCCTGATACAGCCGCGAGAGAAGAAAAGCTATATGAAAACCTTAGTCAGCTAGAAGAGCAGCGAGACGCCTTTATAAACGCTTACGGGGATCGTATAGAGGGAAGTAAAAGCCTATCACGTGAGTACGAGACCCTTCTCAATCAGATTGACCATGTTCGCAACCAGTTAAGCCAACTAAGTGCAGGGGAACCTACTGAGTTAACACATGAATGTTGGGTACTTCCGATGAATAGTATTGAGAATATGCTTATCAATCCCAACCTACAGTCAGTTATTGAAGCAGACTTCGGTACACTGAAGAAGTTTATGGAACAAGGGGAACGAGCATTTGAGGCAGCGCCCGTAGAGTATGAGCATGTAGAAGACATCGAGCGTGTCCGGGAGATCTTTAAGAAGGACATCCCTGCAGCACCGATTACCTCGTGGGATTTAGAGACCAATACTTTAAAACCGTGGATGCCTGGTGCAAAAGCATTGGTAATTTCTCTATGTCTAGCAGAAGGAACAGGTATAACCATCCCCTTAGAGCATAGGGAGTTCCAATGGCTCCCTGGTCATCTAGCTGAGATATACGACTTGATCCGAGACTTTGTAGCTGACCCAAACATTATAAAGGTCGGACATAATTTATCGTATGATTGTAAATTCCTTCGCCTAACAAAAGGATTCACAGAGTTTAATAACCACCGAGATACAAAGATTATGTATTATGCCCTAGTCAACCAAGCCGTAGAAGGATCCTTAAAGTTAAGTGACCTTGCCTACGAAATGACAGACATGGGGGGCTATGATAAATCACTAGAGGATTTCAAGGTGCAATATCAAAAGGACTGGGTAGAGAAAGAGAAAGAACGTATTACAGAAATGAAAGAGGAGTATAAGAGAGCAGTAGCAGCAGAACGGGCACTAGCCAAAGAGGAGAAGCGTAAGCCTAACCTTCCTGAGAAACCAGACTTCCCTAAAGCAGAGAAACGGAAAAATGAAGTAGACGGTGGCGATTTTAACTACGAATGGATACCGTTAAAGACTTTCTTATCTCCTTATGCTAGCGGAGACGTAGACGCCTGCTTACGTATCTATAACAAGTTAGACGAAGTAGGAAAGCAGCCAAACAAAGCCCGTATACGCGAACTATACACAGGCCATTATACTGAGTTAATGGATGCACTTGCTACCATTGAGTCCAACGGAGTAAAGATGAACACAGCGTATACAGAAGGGTTAATCGAAGCGTATACAAAAGAAGAAGATAGACTTCTGCAAGAAATGCGTAAGATCCAGGAAGTGAAGCAATTAGAAGCTGATAACTTAAAGCTATATCAAATTGGGTTATCGGAATGGACAAAGCCCCCTGCGGATCGAGATAAAGAAATAGCTAAACTGAGAGATAAGTATAAAGATGGGAAGCATACCTTTAATCCTAACTCCTCTGAGCATAAGCAGAAGGTATTGTTCAAGTACACAGGACATAAGATGCCCTATAACAAGGAGTACCTAGTCGATTCCGCTTCAGAAGAGGGAATTCCGGAGGAAGAGATCGAATGGTTCCACTATAAAGCGAATAAAGGTGCGTTAGAATACGTATCAAAGCACTTTGAAAGCTCCAAGGAACTGGCTGATTTACTATTAACCCACTCATTGGTTAAGACTCGTAAGCAGAACTTTACATATAAGCTACTGAGCATGGTTGACCCGGAAGGAAGGGTTCATTGTAACTTTAACATAACAGGTACTGAAACTTCACGATTGAGTAGCAGTGGGCCAAACCTTCAGCAGCTGCCTCGTAAAACAGGAGATGTGAAACGATTCGACTATCAACATCCAATTAAGCGAATGTTTGAAACAAGCTTCCCTGGTGGGGCGCTCATACAGGCCGATTTCTCGAGTTTGGAGTCTAGGGTACTTGGTTTAGCTGCTAGCGATGATGAAATGACCCAAGCCTTCTTAGATGGGAAGGACTTACATAAAGAGACTGCTACGTTCGTATATGGTGTTCCTGTAGAAGAGGTAACTGACGATATGCGGTCAATGAGTAAGGCCGTGACTTTTGGCCTAGCTTATGGGGAGACTCCCTTCTCCTTCGCCCCTAAGCACGATATGACGGTAGAGGAAGCAGAGGAAATATTCTCAAAATACTTCCGTAATAAGCCCCGCGTTAAAGAGTATATCGATAGCACACATAAAGAGGTGCAAGAGCAAGGCTACGTCGACTGCTTACAAGGGTTCCGTCGTAACTTACGTGAAGTATACTCGCAAGACAAATCTAAACGTAATGGAGCCTTTCGTGCAAGCGTCAATACAAAGATACAGGGTTCCGGTGCATTCTTAACGAATACGTCCGTTATTTACATCAACCGTTTTATCAAACAGAACAACTTACGCTCTAAGCTGATCCTAACTGTACATGACTCCATCGTAGCTGACTGTCCTAAAGAAGAAGTACATATTATGGCTAAAGTTATGAAGCATGTAATGGAAAACTTACCTGTAGATTGGTTATTTATCGACTGGAAAGGAGAAAAGCTTCGTTATCCTATCGTAGCAGACATCGAAGTAGGCGTTAACTACAATGATATGGTGGATTATGACCTAGAGGAAATGAATACATTTAATTCTGTTGCAGGTTATTGTAAGTACAAGCTTGATCTGAAAAAAGTTAAGAACTACCGTGAGTCTAAGGTTATTGACGAGGATAAAGAGAAGGAAATGAAAGCAGCAATCGAAGCGAGTAAACCTTCTTATCAAGCAATCGGATAAATAGTTTAAAAAGTTTGTAGTTTATGGTTGACTTACAGACTAGGTTATAGTAATATAGATAATACAGAGAGGGTGATACAAGCCCTCTCAGCCAACTAAAGGAGGAGAAAAGAGTATGAAGATCAAATTAATTCAAGGTAAGGGTAGCGTAGTAGATACGGAAGTCAAGGATAAGAGAGTATTGATTCATAACTGTGATGTAACAGTAGAAGAAAACTTCCATGATTTGAATAAAGTAAAAATGGAAAACTGCGTGATTAACTTCGCAGATGAGACAGTCTATACCGATCCTAAAGGCTACATTTATAAACGAGAGTCGAATAACAATACCAACCCTTTTAGAGAGGAAGGTATCGCTATCTACGTTAAAGGGAAGCTAGTTTACGGTATCCATCCTGACAATGTTGAAAACAATGTAGAGGCATTAGATAACGGGTCAATGAAGTTCGACTGGAAACAACTACTAAAGAACGCAGAAAAAGGAGGAAATTGAAATGACAGAACGACATAACAAAATGTACCGTGAAATTGAAGGCTATGAAGATGCGCTGTACTTTGCCTACGATATTGTAGACGAACTAGACGAGCTTAAAGACAAACTACGCTACGGGTATTCTAAAGCCGAGGTTCTAGATACAGTTGTAGATATTCATAGAATACTTAACCATCTCGAAGGTAGTGTTCAACAAGGCGGTTACAAGATCGAAGAGTAAGGGAGGGCAATCATTTGGAAATTAACATTGGATCATTCGACTTTGAATGGTTAGGGCTAAAAGATGAATCGGGCCAAACCCAGCAGTTCAACCTCAGGGACGAACTACGCGTTAATGAGCAGAATTTAATGCAGGAGATGTTAGAGCAACCAGCGAAATACATATATTGGTCTTCTGTTCTAGAAAAGCTTAAATACTTTCAAGAGGCTGCAGAGTTAAAAGCAGAAAAAGAGATCGCTAGAATCGATACAGAGGCTAGGGAGCACTACAAGGGATCTGACACGAAGGCCACTAAGGATGTAGTAGAGGCGTACCGTAAGCAACATGCGGATTATGAGGGCATTATGAGTAACTTACACTATTACAATATGGTTGTGGGATATACTACCCGTATCGTAAAGGCATTTGAACAACGTAAAGATATGTTACAGTCCTATGGTAAACAAGTTGCCGATCAGAAAGCTCACGGAGCTGGTGCAGGTACTAGATTTATGGATGGAGGGTATTGATGTTTAATTTTGTTATCTATCTTATTCTCAACTATGGTGGGGCTTTAGCTTTAGGGTTCGCAGCACATGATTACTTTGAAATTAAGGGACATACTAACTGGTATGATTGGTTAGCGGTCATATTCTTGGTTGGTGGTGCTTCTAACGGGCTATACTTGTTGCTAGTGAAGGGAGATAAGAAATGAAGGATTATTTCAAGTTTATAGGTAAATCACTACTCCTGTACGCTATCATAGGAATTATCTGGACAATATATGAGAAAACTGTATATGGGCAGACATTCCCTAATAATAGAGACTCTATGATTGCAGGTGTTATGGCTCCTTTGTTAATACTTGTTATTGATATTTGGAGAGACTTAGAGAAGAAGAAAAAGGAGGAGAAATAATGGAGAAGAGTGGTTTACGTTACTCGTTTGAAAGAATGTATGGTTGGGAGGAGAAATACCAGGTTAGACTTAACGGCCAGTTCATCATGTGTACGCATGAAAAGGATTCTAAAGTAGTGGACGAAATTCTACAGGATGAAGGGTACACTAGTCGTCAAGAAGTACTAGATTATCTGAACGAAGAATCTATGAAAAGAGTTTAAAAATAACGAATAAAATGCTTGACTCTAACATACACTCTATGTTAAACTATTAATAGAGTGAAAGAGAGGAGGAGAAATCGTGGAACTAACTATACGAGAGATCATCGCAGATATTATCATGACACTTTTTATGTTGGTCGGGGTCATCTTATTAGGTATTGGCGCTTTTGGAGCTGATACTGCCTTAAACGATAACCTAAAGGATATTGGAGATATCATATTCACTGGGACGTTAATCGTAGCTTTATTCATTGAGCAACGAAGATTAGCCAAAGCTCGTAAAGAATATAGAAAACAAAAGTAACCACATAAACTAGCAAACAAATTAAAAAAAAATTAGTTATTACATAGGAGGAAAATATATTATGTCATTTCAAGATTTAATTAACCAAGCTAAAGCAGAGTTAGAACAACACACAGGCGGTAACGATATTAAAAAGGTCAGCTATCCAACGACAAAACATAAAGGTGTATACTTTGGTAAGAACACACCTGAACTATACTTCCAGCTTCTACCATCGGCTGACCTAAACAGTACATTCGCTGTACCATTCCGTACTATCTTCTTAGAAGCTAAAACATCAAAAGGGAAAGAACTTAAGCAGTCATTCACACTAGACGCCGAACCAAACCCAGGTTCTATTTTAGAGAAGGCTATCGCTGAGTGGACAGACAAGCAAATGCTTCCTTCTCCATATGGGCAAGTAAAGCCTCGCCGCTTCTATAAAGTAAATATTATTAAAGTAGTAACACAGCAAGTTATTAATCCAGCAACAAACCAAATGGAAACACAATATGTGCAAGAGCGAGACCAGGAAGGTAAATATGTGGTACGCACGTTAGATCTACCTTTATCTGCTTACAACGGTATCATTGAAAAGTTAGGCAACCCGATGTTAAACCCACAAGGCCCGAACGGATCACCAATGTCATTTATGGATGTAAACAAACCAGCTATGATCCACGTAGCTCGTCCACTACCTAACACAACAGCTTATCGTGTAGAGGTTTATCCTTTAGCTACCTTACCTGCATTAGTAGATGGATGGCAGCATGAGTTAGAGGACTTACACGCACAGGTAGTCCCTACAGAGCGATTAGAGAATGGGTTAAACTGGGTTGAAACATTTATCAATATTAAGAACGGTGTAAACCCAAATGCCAATAACCAACAGTCGTCACAGGCACCAGCTCAAGGACAAGCTCCTACAGCACCGCCAGTTAATCCTTATGCACAACAACCGGCACCAACGCCGACAGCTCCACCTGTTACAAATCAATACACAGCACCAACGGCACCGCCTATAGCACCTAACCAGTATACAGCGCCGACAGTTACTGCACCATCAATTCAACAACCTGTAACTCCTACTTTACCGCCAAGTGCGCCAATGGGAGCAGGAACAGATTTACAGATGGATAACGTACCGGACTTTGGTGTACCGAACGTACCAAATACACCACCAGTTGCACCGGTAGTACCACCAAGTGCTCCTGTAGCACCAACAATGCCAGCACAAGAAGCACCAACAAACAGCCAGGGTTTACCGGATATTGATTCACAATTAAACAACCTATTAAAGCTTGACTGACCCACAAACATACTTACGGCCTAGTTTATATCATATAAGCTAGGCTAGCTCTTTGATAAACTTATAATCTACATAATATTGGAGGAAAAATAACATATGGCTAAAAAGAAAGCAAACAAACCAGTAGAAATCGACTTCAGTACAATGGGTGATGATGTAGGTTTAACCCTACTACACGATGCAACATTCTCTGCAATCCTGGATCGATTACCTACTTTCTTCCCTGAACTTGATTATGCTATCGGTGGTGGATTCCCCTTTGGTCGAATGGTGGAAATCGCAGGTAAGAACTCTGCAGGTAAATCAGTACTTACTCAACATGCTGCTCGTGTTGCTATCGAACTAGGTTGTATCGTAGTCCTAATCGACGTAGAGGGTACAGCGGATCGAGACCGTTTAGCAGACTTAAATATCGATACTCGTAAAATCTTAGTTAAACAACCTGACTTAGATAAAGGCGAAGCTCTTACAGTAGAATCCGTAGGGAAAACGATTGAAACAGTATTAGAGACGTTCCCGGATAAATATCCTGGTGTACCTTTAGTGTTCATTTGGGACTCAGTAGGTCAAACACTATCCGAAGCACAATTCAATAAAGATTTCGGAGAGAAGACAGTAGGAGCACAAGCTAATGCCATTACTCAGCTGATTGGTAAGCTAGCTCAACCGATTGCAGCAACTAAATCTCTATTCCTAGCAATCAACCAAGTTCGTGACGATATCGGTGGAAATCCAATGTTCGCTACAACAAAAGTACCGGGCGGTAAAGCTTGGGAACATTACGCTTCACTTCGTTTAGTAGTTCAGAAGAAACAAGCTATTGATAAAACGGTAGCAAGCAAAAAGGTTAAATTAGGTCATATTATGGGCGTGAAGGTAAACAAGTCGAAAGTATGTACACCTCACCGTACCGCTGATCTGTTCCTTCTATCTGAAACAGGACTAGATTACGAATATAACTTAATTGAACAAGCTATCGTAGAGAAGTTTGCAACTAAACCGGGACAGAGCTACGAATACGTAGACAGTCACGGAACAGTGCATAAGAAGACTCGTGATGCATTCCTAGAGTGGATGAGAAACGATCCGGAAGGTAATGCGATGCGAGAAGACATCTTAAACCGTTTATCTGCTATCTACTTCCCGGAAGGCTACACAGCACTTAAAAACGAGAACTTAGACATCAGTAAGTGGATGGATACAGTACATGCTGTAGGATTACAGACATTAGATGAAGTAAAATCTGCAGACGACTTAATCAATCAAGTTCAAAATGAAATCGACGGGACAGAAGGGTAATGACCTTCTCCCCGTTTTACTCTAGACAAAGGGTAGGTTCTGGTATGTATAAAAATCACAGTGACATTATTACAGATACACTCGATTATTACCGTAACCGTATTGACGAAGTAAGAGTGGATTCTCCAAAACCCTACTCAGTTATCAAACAGCGAATTCAAAAGACAATCGACGAAGGTAAACGAGTTTTGATTGATATAAAGGACTCATATAGCACTCAAACGGTAGTTGTACGTTTCGATAGCGCTCATGATAGATGGGCAAAGGGATCCTCAGTCGCCTATACGGAAGAGGGAGAGATCCTAGTACCTTATACTATTCATTATTCTGACATCTTATGCAAGACGGCTAAAATAAAAGTTATTGTAGAGGGTGAGAATCCATTTGCGGGACATTGATAGAGAACAAGAGCAGATACTAAATGGTAACCGTTTCATGGTAAATACTAATGAGGCTACTGGCGTGTTCCTGCGAGATACCGACAAGCTATTTCACCAGTACCGTAACTTGCGGGTGAGCGTGTTCAACAGCTATAAAGGTTATCTCCCAGACAGAGCTTCCCAGGAAGAATTAATGAGCTACATAGACGAACAGTTTGTAAAATTGATAAAGGAATACGACCTACAGTCTCCTGTTGATTTTCCAGGCTATGTCAAAAATAAGTTGGAGAACAGAGTCAAGCACAGTTTTGTTCGTGCCGAGTACAGAAATAGGCAGCGCATATTCATTCCTCGTAATGATTTTGATGTAACCAACTTAATGGAACGTAATCCGTTGGCCGACGAGCAACTGGACTATTATGAGACGCTACAGTACGTATTACAAGACGTAAAAATGACTCATATGGAGCGAGACATGTTGTTTTTCATGCTACAGGAGCTAAATGATACGGAGATTGAAAAGCGTATCCGGGAGAAGTACACACGAGAGCACCTTAGCTCTTCTTACATAAGAGATACATTAAAAGAGGTACAGGACTTCGTGAAGAGTAGATTGTACAGATCGATGGAAGAGGATTAAAATATCCCTCTTCTGTTGCTATATTATAAGAAGATACAACTTCTTAGGAGGTGAAACACAGTGGCAAACAAAAGAGTATTGACTACTCCTCAGTTAGTTCATGTTCCTGAGACCGCACCGAAACTATCAGTTAAGCTAGTAGCAATCACTATCTTCTATTTAGTAGTAATTGCAAACGCAGTAGCGGAAGCATTCGGATTAAATTTACACATTAAAGCGAACTACGAAGGTATTTACGATGGTGTAACAGCTTTGTCTTACGTAGTAGCACTGGCCTTCGCAGCTTGGAAAAATCACAACTTTTCAAAAACAGCTCGTATTCAAGCAGCTGTAGCAAAGCAAATTGATCCTAAAAAATAATTGATAACCGAGAGGAGCTAAACCAATATGAATTTAGCTGAATACTTACAACAACCGACAGTAACATTAACAGCAGGCACTTACTTAGCAGCCAACACAGCAGCAGTAGGCTACTTACCGACACACGAAACAACAGTAGGACTTAAAAGCGGTCGCTACCTATTCAAGATTGTAGACAACGGTGGTGCAGGTAAGTTTAAAATTATTCCTGTAACCGAGGCTGCAGATGGTGCAACTTATGTAGAGAAAGCAAACGACCCAATTATCGTAGTAGAGCCAACAAAGGTTACATATGTTACAACACGTAACGAGGAAGCCTATAAAGACGTGTACCATTCAGCTAAGCCTAAAGTTGTAACAGGGATCACAGCTGGACAGGAAGCACGCCATGCTTTAAACGCATTCGTTGCATTCGCTGATTCAGAGTACTCACTAGGTGTACAACATTTCCAACTTGTTGGCCCAGATTACTTAAATAGCTAAACAGGAAGAAAGAAAGAGACGGGCTCCCATACCCGTCTCTTTTTCTATGTAAACCAATATTTTTAAATTGTAAAAAAACTGAAATATTTTTTAGTCTTTTTTATTGACTTTATATCCGTATCTTGGTAATATGTACATAGAGGTTATAGACAAGCACAGTATATAACTTCTGATATTACAAGATTCATAAGAAAGGTGAGGTGCTTTATATGAGAAATCCGACACATATGACAAATATCATACTGAAATGGTGGTTTTTTCTCCTAGCGGTTTGTCTGGGATTCGCACTTGGGTACGGCGCATGGCAGTAAAAGAGAAGGTCGTAAGGGTCTTTACTCCCCCGTCTTTCGAGGGTGTTACTTCCGTAGCGGTACTAGAAGAACTACTAAAGGACGCGAAAGACGTGCAGCTAGACGTCCAGTACACCGGACATATTGATTTCAGCGATTATACGCAGTTCTCAGAAGCAAACGTGATTTTAGTACTTGGACTCCCTTATAAAGGATTTACGCTCCCTGAGGTGTTCTACACAGCCGTAGATAACCCGTTCACTGAGTTCATCCATCTTAGCACTTATGGAGAAGCGATACAAGGACAATATCTGGTATCGAATGTAGACGAAAATGCTGATCCAATATGGCAGCTATCAAATCTGTTGCAGTACGGAGCAGGTAATAGTATACTAGGAACATACGTTTCGTTTACAGACAAAGCGAACTATATGATAGAAGCGGTAAACGCATATCGCACTTGGACATGGGCAAACAATAACACAACGAAAATGCTACTAGCTCTTTATCAGGGTAGCTTTAAATGGCTTCCACATATGGTGAGAGGGCTATCCTTACAGGAGGTCATTGCAAAGTACGCGCCGGTGATTAAAGGACAAATGCAGAAGCAGGCCGATTTCATAACCAGAAAGAAAGAGGTCGTTAAAGTATACGACACTTGCATCCAAGGAACTGACTGCATTTTAAAGGTAGTGTTTGCGGAAGAATACATAAACGAATTGGCAAATGAATTACTTAACATAGAACATACAGCAAAACCAGTTATTGTTTGTGTCGGTCGATCTACCAAAGGTAGCGACATGTTCTCCATCCGGACAAGGGGTATTCATGCAGGACAGATTGCTCACTGGATCAACGAAGGGAACGGGAAAGAGAATGTAGGAAGCGTGTTTACGGGTATGAGCTACGCTGAATTAATGGCTAGTGGGATGCTAAAGGCATTTTCCCAACTAGATAGTGAATAAATTATCTATGGTATAATTAGGGGAGGAACAAATATATGAAAACAGTTGAACAATTTGATGGGGCTTATGGGGTTACAATAGACGAGCAGTTTGGTGAGTTAGTAGATTTCTTGAATGGTAAACACGTTATAGAAGACCGCGAAGAGGGAGAAGAGAATTCGGTGTGGGGTCTTGTGAAAACTACGTACAGTATCAATGGCGTAAGGTACCAACTCTGCTACCAAGTGATTAACCCAAATACGTACCCCGAGTTTACAGGTACTTACAGCTTTTTCCCTGTAAATTAATAACTGTTAATTGGAGGAGACAAGTAAATGAGTAAAGAACGTTTAAGCAAAGAACAGTTAGAACTGCTAGGTACCCAGTCGGGTGCCTATGCGGTAGTCCTTGGGTATTTGAAACAAGTAAATAATAAGATCAGTGCACCTCAATTTAATAAGATTGTACAAGAACTCGGCTACGCTAAGATGAAAAAATCTGAGCTGGCCGCTTTCGCATATGACATGCAGGAAGAAAATGGTGTATTGTATAGCCTGTATAGAGCCTCGTTTGAACGAAAAGTTAAACTGGATGATATACCGAATGCCATCGGTAGCGAGAAGGGACTAGAAGAGAAGAATGTATTCGATTTATTATCTCCGCAGCTGCTGATGAAAGAAAAGCATAACATGGATATGAAGGAGTTCCGTAAGTTACAGAAAGACGGCGTATTCTTCAAGATGCTAATGGATGATCTGAAGAAGCACATGTACGAAGAGTTTAAAGGCATGCCTCGTATGAAGTACCTTACAACACCTATACAGGCTCCTCAGAAAGGGGATCGCAGTATTATCATCTGTTTCTCAGATACACATATAGGAGCAGTGGTGTATAACCCGAATACAGGAGGCTATAACTTTACTAGGTTAGTTGGTACAGTACAGAGTATCCTAGAAGAGGTTAATAAGCTAGTTGACGAGCTTAGCATTAAAAACATTTATGTGGCTATGCTAGGGGACTTAATTGAGCACGTTGCTCTTCGACCGGTTAATCAGGCGTTCGAGAGTGAGATGTTCCTAGGGGAGCAAATAGCTAAAGGGGCTCGCTTCATTACTGATATCTTAATCACACTATCTAAAACAGCGCATATTACGTTCCTGGCAATTTCTGGAAATCACGACAGATTAATTCCTGACAAGTCTAGTAAGATTTATAATGATACAGCAGTATATGTAGTGTTAGACTTCCTTATGGGTATGCAAGAAAAGTTCAAGATACTACCAAACGTGACGTTCCACGATAACCGAGAGAATACATACGAGGCTGTTATCGATATTGCAGGTAAGACATTTAAGTTTGTTCACGGAGATAGGGAGTCTAAGAAGGATGAGCGCAAAATTAATAAGCATATCAAGAAGAGCGAAATCGACTATCTCATCCAAGGCCACCTGCATTGTAACAGAATTCTGCAAGAGGACTATGCCCGTTTCCAAGTTACAGTGAGCTCCCCTATGGGCGAGAATAACTATGCGAAAGATTTAAACCTACCGTCTACTACACCTTCTCAAATGGTTATGGTTATGACAGAAGGTAGCGACACTCCTTGGTTTATTCCTATGATGATCGGAAAGGATGGTAAAGTAAATTGACATATTCAAAAGAAGATTGCAAATATGATACTGAAGTACATATTCAACAAGTTAGAGAATGTATAGGTGTAGTATACCGGAACCTAGAAGAACGCGCCTATCACCATGACGAGACTAAGTTAAAGTCTCCGGAACTAGAGTTGTTCACTGAGTACACACCTAAGCTAGCCGCCTGCACATACGGGTCAGAGGAATATAAAGAGAATTTAAAAGGACTCAAAGTAGCTCTGGATCACCACTATGCTAACAATAGTCATCATCCAGAATTCCACTCCGAAGGTATTCGAGGGATGAACCTTATAGATTTAATCGAGATGTTCTGTGACTGGAAAGCAGCTACTATGCGTCACGATGATGGGGATCTTAACAAGAGTATCGACATCAACCAGAAACGGTTTAACATGTCAGACGAACTTACTCAAATACTTAAAAATTCAGTTGAGTTATTCAACGGTGTACCGAGGGCAGACTAATGAGTGAATTAGAACTAAGCTTATACATAATTATCACAATCACTTTATTGTTCAACCTACGCAACCTCTTTAAGGAGGCTAGAAAGATTAAAGCAGCAGGTAAGACCCCTCTCGTTGCTAAGAACGTCATCACAACGTTTATGGCTGCGCTAGGGGAAGCTTTTATTGTATGGGGTATCTTTACCCTATACAGCCGCTATAACGTCTTAGAGACGGGATATACGGCCTCTGTGGTGGTGTTTATCGTGGCTTACCTACTACGCAACATCGGATCATATGGAATGGCCTGGCTAACCTGGGCAATATTCATTAAAACTGATAAGAAAAAGATGATAGACAAGATCGAGGAAGAACAGAAGGGGGTTTAATCTCCTTCTTTTTTTTTGTATAAAATACTAGACAAGCAGACTGTAACTATGGTAAGATAGGCTTGTAACATAAAGAGGGGAA